GTACCCAGTATGAATACGGTGTGTTTGTTTTATTGTTTTTTTTTTTTGAATAAGGGAAGCGGAGGTTTTTTTTTTTTTTTTTGTAAATCAGTTATCTCACAACCCAACTTAGTAACATGACCTAAATATATATTATTATGGTCTGTACAATTACGGAAATGTATTTGAATCAATTTATTATATATAGATTGTTGATTCTCTTTAAGATCTATAATATTATATTGTGGATCTTCATCGTAATTGAAATCAGGTATATGTGTAATAACATCTTTATATTTAATAAAAGGCTTAGTACCACAGATTTCTTTCATTGTATTATTTACAAGTGAATGTATCTCCCATTCTGGATCATTATTATAATGACTAATATTTACATTGTCATAGTTGGAATATAATCTTCCCGCTATAACCTTGTCATATAATGTTAACTGATCTTCTCTATTTATATCTAGACCTAGACCTGTAAGCCATCTTGGTAAAAACCAAGAAATGCCTGAGAGCCTAGGATCATGGAGATGTTTTTTATGTTTATTTATAAATAAATCTGTAAGTACAATATATAAATTATTATCCTCACCTTTAAAGTCGGCCACAAATTCGGTATGAATTGGGCCACAGGTAGAAACAAATTGCTGAAAACTTAATTCAGTTACCTGTTCGGAAGATCTTTGAAGGCATTTTAGAAGGCCAAAATTAACAAAAGGAACCATTTTAAATTTATTATACATATCAGTTTCTTTATTAATTTTAAGGAAAGTACGTGAATTCATCTCAATGAATTCATCTGTATAAAAAGTCTTTCCTACACTGTTTTTTAGACCAACACAACGTAGACACTGTTCCCATAATTCAAAATTATCTAAAGGGAAGCAACAGTCATCTCCATTAATATAAGCTTTAAAATCCTTCATATTAATATTCTTTGATTGGTCAAGTTCACAGACATACCTACACATGGATGCATTTATAACGCATAAAGTTACAAAGGATAAAACCTTTCCCATGGGTTGCCCATCTATTTGAACACCTTCTAATATTTCATTTTTTGATATAAATCCTGTCACATTATTATTAAGTAAACTTCTCTTAGCAAGTTTTGACATATTAGGATAATCATCAGTAATACCTGTTCGATCCATGATACAACTTATAGTAAATTTTGAGAATTCACCATAAATTTCATTTGTTGCATTATCATAGTCACCACTCAAAAATTTCTGTAGAAGTGGCATCTCAGAAAACATGGTATTTATCATATCTTCAGTTAGATCTCCTTTAGTAGGAGCAAAGCAATTTGTATTCAAAAGTTGTTTAGCTAGCTGTTTTTGTATAGATTTTAATAGGTAATTTTCAAGTGCATTACCTTTAGAGATTCCTCGAGTTTTAAGAGCCTCTGCTAAAGCAAGAAGGATAATTTCAGGTTCTTCAGTTAGTGCAAATTGGGCTAACTGTTCAATCTCTACATCACTCATTAAAGGCACAGATCCAAAATCAATCTCTATAAAATCTTGAGATTTCATATATTTATCATAATCTTCTGGATTTTTCCATGATGGATAATCATAGTTATTAAGTATATTTTCTTTTTTTCGAATTATGATATGATCTGTTTTAACATCACCGTAGTACTCTCTTAATAAGTTATATATAATAAGATTACTACCACCATCTTTCGTTGTGTTTTCAACACATGAAGATGTAGAAGGAAAGTGATTTAAATCGAGTGGTTCCCGTAGTCGTGTAAAAACCTCATTAACAGTACGTCGTATTTCTAATAAAAGACGTTCAGATGTAAAGTCATAATTAGTTGATAAGTTGAAGCCTTTAACAAGGTCATTATATTCAAACTCATTATCTAATTTAAGATGAGGAAGACTACAATTAATAATTTCTTCATGAACTTTCTTTTGAGTAAATAAATTGAAAGTATCACGAATATTATTATCTAAATCTAACCTAGATGGTCTAGGTGCTCCTTTTTTTACACCTCTACAAATAGAATCGATAAGTATCATATGTTTAAATTTTTTATATTTATTTAATTGTTTATGATATGATGTTATTTTTTTATCTATAAGAGGATAGGCACTAAACCTGAAGTTATCAGGGAAAGGAGATTTAGGGAAAACATTGTTACTTTTAATAAAAGCAGCAAAAAACCCTAATTTAAATTTAACTAGCTTTATCCATTTTACACCAGTCTTATCTAATTCATATAATTCTTTAATTAGAGCAATAAGAGAGCGTAAAAGTATAGGTCGCCAAACAACTCGAAAACCGGAGAGGACATAACAAGTCCTAATGTCATATAAGACTTCCCACAGTTTTCTAGTATATTCCGAGTCGTAAAAATCAATTGGTATAATATTATCATTAAAATTAGGATTTTTACTATAAATAAGAAGCTTTAAAAATTCCTCCCTCGAAGGATAAGGTTCCTCTTCAAGTAGAATTTTTCTATCACAGTCCTCAGTTGACATTCCGAGCCTTAACTTTTCATTAAGTTCTGACATCTTCTGGCAAAAGCCATCAGACTCAGACATTCGCAGCGACTTTACATAACTCATCTCATCATCGTATGAATTATTAAGTCTCTCGGCGTCGAATTGGCTGACGAAACTACCCAAAGGGGTTTCATCATTACAGACCGATTCATCTGCTTTACCAACCTGTTGAATACTAGCTGCAGTATTCACGGACCTATTAGGAGCCCTATAGGGTCTAATATTTTTTGGAG